TAGATTACAGGTGGCATTACGATAAGCATTTAGATGAGTGGTGGAAAGCAGAAGATAAAGATAAATACATAAAACAAACAACACAATGATTGAAGACATAATTATCTATGATATAGAAACCATGCAGGAGTGTTTTATAGTTGTATGTATGCAACCAGGCAAGACACCTAAGAGCTTTACTGTAAGTAATTGGCAGAATCAACTAGATGCATTTGTTAAGTATACAGATGAACATAGTGATGCACATTGGGTGGGTTACAACAACCTACGCTTTGATGCTCAGGTAGTTGAATGGATACTTAGAAACTATGAACAGTGGCATGAAGGTACAGGTCTAGAGATATGTGCAATGATAGCACAAAAGGCTCAGGACGTTATACATGATGCTAACTATGATGTGTTTCCGGAGTACAGAGAATGGGAACTATCGCTTAAGCAGCTGGATCTGTTTAAGATACATCACTATGATAACAAGAACAGGCGTGTTAGTCTGAAGAGGTTAGAGTTTGAGATGGATCTTGAGAACATAGAAGAGATGCCTATACATCACACCAAGACAAACATGACTAAGGATGAAGTGTTTCAGACACTGCAGTATTGTTTTAATGATGTTGATGCAACCTATGAATTCTATAAGGTGACAATAGGTGAGACAGATCATCCATTATACAAGGGTAACAACCAGATACAGCTAAGACTTGACATACAAGATGAGTTTGGTATAGATTGCTTAAACTATTCAGACAGTAAGATTGGTGATGAGATTATCAAGAAGTATTACTGTCATGAGAAGAACATTGATATCAAAGAGTTACCAAGAAAAGGCTTCTTTAGGAAGAGTATTCTATTGAAGAACTGCATTGCACACTATGTTAAGTTTGAAACAGAACAGCTGAACACATTCCTCAAGAACATTAAATCGATAACACTTGGACTTCAGGATGACTTCAAAGAGCACATAAACTTTTATGGTAATGTGTATTCGTTTATGCGTGGTGGATTACATACAGAAAACAAACCAGCAGTATTTGAAGCTGATGAGGATTACGAAATCATTGACTGGGATGTAGCTAGTTACTATCCTGCTATTATTATTAACAACGGTAAGTATCCTGCACACTTGGGTAAGCAATTCTTATTCGGATATAAAGAAATGTACGAAAAGAGACTAGCTTTAAAACAAAGTGGGGCTAAGGATGCTAAGACAATGGGTATTATAGGTGCACTTAAGCTTGCAGTTAACTCTGTATACGGTAAGTCATCTGACATGCTTTCATGGATCTACGATAGGCAGTTAACTATGTTCACCACAATTACTGGTGAGCTTAGCTTGATGATGCTTATAGAACAGTACGAACTGAATGGCATACAGGTGATATCTGCTAACACAGATGGTGTAACTGTAAAGGTTAAGAAAGATCTTATACCCAAGATGTACGAGGTTAATAAAGAGTGGGAAGAGACTACTCAATACATACTGGAGAGAACTGATTACAGTAAAATTATATTCTCCACAGTTAATGACTACATAGCTATCACACCAGATGGTTATGTCAAGAAGAAGGGGGACTTCCTAACAGACTTTGAACTACATAAGAACAAATCTGCTAGGATTGTACCTCTTGCTCTTGAACAGTATTATGTAAACGGTACTAACGTTAGAGATACTATTAAACAACACAAGAATCTATTTGACTTCTGTATAAGAAAGAAAGCATCTAAGGATTTCTTCTTTGAAGGAGTGCATAGAACTACAGGTGACAACACTAAGTATAACAAACTGATTAGGTATTATGTATCAAAGTCAGGTGAGAAGATATACAAGGTTAGAAAAGAGGAGTCTACTAGTAAAGCTGTTAAGAGATCTCAAGCAGAAGCTGGTGATTGGTTATGTACTGTCTGTAATTATCTTCCTGACAACTCAGTGTTAGATAATATAAACTATACATATTATATACATAAAGCTGAGAAGCTAATAAGTAAGATTAAAAGTGGTGGTAAAAGAATAAAAGTAAAAATAGCACCTAACCAATTAGATTTATTCGCATGAAAAAGAAAGTAAATAGAGGTAATATCATGAGACATTTGATTGAGTATCAATTAGATATAATCGGTAAACGATTAGTTGACACTCTTGATGATGACAAGTGGTATTTTAACTGGACAATGACTAGTGTTCAACGTATAGAGTTTAATAAATATGCAATTCAAACTATGAAGAAAGTCTTTAAGTTTAATACAAACAAAGCTAAGGACTGTCTTGCATGGTTTCATCAACAATTCGGATTAAGAATCAAAGATTAATATTAATAATTAAAATCAAGTAAAAATGGAAATTTCAACAATTCAAGTAGTAATCGCAATCATAGCAATAGTTGCTGTGTATCTAGGAGTAAAAGGAGTAAACAAGACTCCAAAGAAAATCGTAGCACCTAAAGCTACTAAATCTCGAAGAGGTAGACCAAAAGGTAGTAAGAATAAGACTGCTAAAGTGGTAGTTAGTAAACCTAAAAGGGGTAGAGGAAGACCTAAAGGTTCTAAAAACAAGCCAAAGAATGTCAAAGTTAATTAACGAAGACTGGGAACATGCAGCGTACGCTAATGATGAAGTGTATGCTGCAGAACGCCAGTACCTGATGGAACTAGAACATCAGCAGTGGGAACATGAGCAGGCTAAGAAGAAACAGAAACCTGCAATTATTAAACTATCAAAATCAATTAAAGATGAAGCTACACATAACACCAGAAAAGTTCGAGGAGCTCATCAAGAAAAGCTATAGTTTAGACATTATCTATTTACTTAAATTGATAGAAACAGAGTATGACGTTGAACCTCTCTATGAGAATAGTATGCGTCTCTCTGCTATCTATCAATCACTTAGACGAAAAGGACTAATAGCTGAAGGTGAAAACAAATTGACTACAGTGGGAAAAGACTTACTTAAATACTTACAGCCAGAAGTAACTAAAAGAACGTTCGTAAAGAGGAAACCGCAAGTCACAGCATTTGAAGAGTGGTGGAAGACATATCCAGGTACAGATACCTTTACATATAAGGGTAAGAAGTTCAGGGGCACTAGAGCATTGCGTAAAGACAAGCAGGCGTGTAAAGTTAAGTTCGATGCAATATTGCTAGAGGGAGACTATACAGCTGAGCAACTAGTACAGGCATTGACTTACGAACTAGAACAAAAAGTAATCATGTCTATGAAAACAGGACAAAACAGACTTACATACATGCAGAACAGTCTGACTTATCTTAATCAAAGAACCTATGAAGCATTCGTAGAGCTCATTGATGAACAAGGTAATGATCATGGAGTTCAAGCATCAACTGGGTCTACAGATATATAAATCAAATAATATGGGAAAGAAGAAGAGTTTATGGAGGAAAAATAGATACGGAGCATGGTATAAACTTAAGGAACCTGAAGGTAAGAAGACTAGGTTTATACCTTGTGATGAGGGTAAACAGGTATTTAGTTGGAGTAGAACTAACAAGAAAGCTACAGAGAACTTCAATGGTGGACCAACAGGTGCTATTTGGAGAAAACCAAGAGGGCCTGTAGAAGAGTATTTGAACAGAGATAAAGAAGAAAAAGCAGAACAACAGGGACCAGACTTAAAAGATGATTACCCTTTCTAAAAACAAAAAACATGGAAGCAATTAAATTAATAGTAAGTATAGTAATATTACTATGTTTGATAAAATGGGTTGGTAAGGTTATATGGGCAGATGATGACGATGATTGGACTAATACCTTAGGATATTAAATCATGACTTATAAGCCATTACCTGAGTCTTTAACAATTAAGGACTCTAAAGTACACGGATTAGGTCTATTTGCAAAACAAGATATAGTTAAGGGTGTGACCTTAGGAATATCACATGTGCATAATGAAGACTTTGAAAATAATTACGTAAGGACACCACTGGGAGGTTTTATAAACCATAGTGATAATGCTAACGCAAAGTTATTAAAAGTAAATAATAATTTACTTTTGACGACTAAACGTTTTATACAAAAGGGAGAAGAGATCTTCACAACTTATAATCTATATAAAATAAAAGATGGGATTTAAACTATTAAAAGAAGAGGTAGACAAAGGTCTAGCTGGTAGAAATGGTGGTATACCTATGGGTTTTGACAGACTGAATAGGTATGTTGGGATTCGTAGGTCTATGTATTACTTAATAGGTGGACTAACCGGTTCAGGTAAGACTAGCTTTATTGATGATGCATTTGTACTAAATCCAGTAGACTGGGCCTTATCTAAAGAAGGACGTGAGTCTGGTATCAAGGTGAAGGTGTGGTATAGATCTATGGAGCGTAGTCAAACATACAAACTAGCTAAGTGGACCTGCAGGAAGATCTTTCAAGAAGAAGGAGTTATCATTCCTGTTAACAAACTACTGGGCTGGACAAGCAAGATGACTAAGGATGAACATGACTTGTTTCT